GACCTAGAATATTTTTCTGAGGTAGAAATATTTGGTGCTGCATATCCCGAAGAGTTTACTAAGCCTGAGTATTATGATTCATATATAAATGGCTGGCGTATACCTATAAGTGGGTTTACTCATGAGTAGTTATGGTAAGCGTAAAGGTTCAGCATTTGAAACTGGTGTAGTTAGATGGCTCAGGTCTAAAGATATATTAGCCGAGAGATTAACTAAGGCTGGTGCAAAAGATGAAGGTGATGTAGTTGCTTTCCTAGAAGGAACAGCAATCATATTAGAATTAAAGGCAACAAAGAAGTTAGACTTACCACAGTTCTGGAGAGAAGCGCAAGTGGAAGCAGAGAACTATGCTAAGGCTAGAGGATTAAAAGAAGTACCATATAAGTTTGTCATCGTTAAACGTAGACAAGCAGGTATAGATAAGGCTTGGGTGGTGGAAGACTTTGAACAGTGGACTAAGAGGGCAGGCAAATGACTTACCAAATATCAGAGAAGTACTTGTACACTATGGAGCGCAAGTACGACAAGGACACGGGCAAGTTAATCTCAAGTGTCCATTCCACTCCGACACACACCAGTCAGGAAGTGTTAATCTCGACAATAACATATACATATGCTTCGCCTGTGGAGTCCAAGGTAACAGTTTACAAATTATCGCACAGCAGGAAAGGGTAGATATACGTGAAGCAAAGTCAATCGCAGAGAGAATTGTTGGACCAGGCAACTCAGAGATACGCGGCAAACATTTATCAGGCAGAGGATTACCTAAGAAGCAGAGGTATCTCAATGGAAGCAGCACGTCTGGCTCGATTAGGCGTAGTAGGGGAGCCTGAGATTGGACATGATTCTTTTCAAGGAAGGTTATCCATACCATACATTACTAAGACTGGTGTCGTTGACCTGCGGTTTCGTTCTCTTAACCCAGCAGTTGAACCAAAGTATATGGGCATGACTGGTGCGGAAACAAAGATGTTTAATGTATTAGATATAGAACGGGCAGGAGATTTTATAGGTGTATGTGAGGGAGAGTTAGACACAATCACTTTATCTAGTTGTGTTGGTATTCCCTGTGTCGGTGTACCTGGTGCTAATAGTTGGAAGAAACATTACACTAGATTACTTGCTGACTTTGAAAGAGTATTTGTGTTTGCAGATGGTGACCAACCAGGAAAAGAATTCGCTAATAGTTTAGCACGAGAACTACCAGTTACTATTGTACAACTACCAGATGGAGAAGATGTCAATAGTGCATACGTTAAGTATGGCGCAGACTACATAAGAGAGAAGGCAGGACTGAATGAGTAAAGATATTCCACCTTGCCCTGAATGTGGTGAGCGATTCGAAAATGTGTTCGAAGCAACTGACCATTTACTAGAAGATGATGAAGAGTTTGACCCAGCATTGGTATTACCTAATGGTGCTAGGTTAATGATAGGTTCTCTACTAAGATGTTTATTCAAGTATTCCGATAAACCAGAACAGATAAAGTCAATAACCCAGTCTACATATATGACATTGTTTACGGCTGAGACACAGCCTGAAGCGATTAAAGATATAGTAGAAGAGATGATAGTCGAATCACAAATGATGGAAATAGATGATGAGATTAAACAACTACTTGAAGGGGGAAAGCAATGACAAGAATAGAAGAACTTGATAGACAAGAACAATGGAACATGTGGTACTATGAACGACTACAACAATCAGTAAACAAAGTAATAAGTTCAATACCTGAAGAGGGGAATAACAGTGAGTAAAGAATGGGAACTTAGACAACCACCAAGCGCTGACTCATTTGAGGTATCAGTAGCACATACATTCCAAGAACTATTGGACTTGTTACTATCTAAACATAAAGATTACGGACCAAGAAATATTGCAGATGCACCAGGTGGTGCTATCAATGGATTGCGTGTTCGTATGCACGACAAGTTGGCACGTATAAATAATCTATACGATTCAATAAGGGATATGGCACCAGAACACGAGTCTTTCGAAGATTCTTTCAAGGACATGGCAAACTATGCAATCATAGGGTTGCTAGTTCTTAGAGGAAAGTGGGACGAATGAAGGTTATAGTCTGCGTATCTGATTTACAGGTACCTTATCACGATAGGAAGGCAGTCTCTGTACTGTCTAAGTTTATAAAACAATACAAACCTGACGAGGTGGTATCGGTTGGGGATGAAATGGATATGCAGACTATTTCAAAATGGAGTAGGGGTACTGACCTAGAGCATGAGAAGTCTATTGCTAAGGACAGAGATGAAACCTACCGAGTACTTGAATCATTAAAGGTTAAGCATATGATTCGTAGTAATCATACAGATAGATTATTTAATACAATTAAAACAAGAGCACCTGGACTAGCAGGTCTACCTGAATTAGAGTTAAAGAACTTTCTTAAACTTGATAACTTAGGTATTACTTACCACGAAAAACCATATGAACTAGCACCTAATTGGTTGCTCTTGCATGGTGATGAGGGTAATGTTCAACCTACTGCTGGTGCTACCGCACTTGGATTAGCAAAGAGGGCGGGTATGTCCGTCGTGTGTGGACACACGCACAGAATGGGCTTAACACATTACACTCAGTCATACTTTGGTGGTCACCCTAAAACATTATGGGGTCTAGAAGTAGGTTGTCTAATGGACTTTAAGTTCGCTAGATATATTAAAGGTGGATTATTCACATGGCATAAGGGCTTTGGTGTCTTATATGTAGATGGAAATAAAGTTATACCCCATCTTGTTCCAGTTAATATGGATGGTTCATTCGTGTTTGATGGGAAGGTCTGGAAGTAATATGGATTTTGAACGCATTGAGAAGTGGGACTATATAGTAGTCGCAGTATCTTCTGAGTACCATAAGAAATTTTCTATGGTTGAACTGGAGGATATAAAGCAATCACTCTATCAATGGTTCGTAGAACATCCTAATAAATTAAATGAATGGGAAGCGATAGGTGAAAAGGATGCAAAGAACTTAATCTATCGTAGCCTACGCAATCAAGCATTAGATTATTGTCAGAGATGGAAAGCCAAGTCTGTTGGCTATGATACAGGTGATTTATATTACTATGAACCTGATATGGTGGAAGCAATCCTTCCAGCAGTATTGCGTGGTGATTATGGTGTAACTCACAAGTTAAATCTAGGTCGTCCAGGTCGTCCATCTGCACCTAGTGAGGGTGGTAATCTTACAATAATTATGTTAGAGGTGGACGCTGCGTATTGGAAGTTGAGTAAGGACGACAAGAAAATACTCTTCTTCCGACACGCAGAGTCCCTTGACTTCAAAGAGATAGCGAATCTCCTTGAGTTGTTTAGCGAGGATACAGCACGCATGAGACATAAGCGTGCTATTAAAAGATTAATAAATAAAATGGGTGGCTTTAAGCCATATAAAGATAACGACTTCTCAGACAAAGAGCATGAAGAAGAAGATACCATAGAAGATACCGACAATAATACTCACGCAGAGAACGGGGATGAGCACAGGAGCGACGAAGAATAATACTTTAAATAAAGTTCTTCTCATCCCATAACTCTTCCTGTTCTGCTGGGTCTACCCATAGGCTCTCGCCATAGTCAGCCCAGAACTTTGCTAGCATTTCATCTTGCTCATCTTGTTCTGTAATATCAGTCATCGTCTCCCCACATTCTGTCGGGTTCAAAGCACACGCAATCAATCTCATCACAGTCATCACAGGTTTGGTTGATACCTAGTGCGACATCATCACCCATCAGGTACATAGGCTCACTCATCTTCATCACCTTCTTCGATACCAAACATATCAGCAAATACTTTATTCGCTTCTTTTAATATCTCAACTACATTTTCCATGTCATCCTCCTGTTGAATAGAACCCAGTACCTTTAAAGATAACAGGGTTTGCTTGATACTCTCTTACCATTTCTCTATTACATTGTGGACACTCAACTAAGTCATCTCTGTCGTCAACGCTACGACTTAATTCTAATAGTGCCTTGTCATCATTACATCTATATGAATATGTAGGCATTACATCTCCCTATCCTCTGGTGTTGGTGCTGTTGCAAGAGTGCCACATAAAGCACACTCCATATCTAGAAAGTACATATCTATCTCGCCTGTTTCTTCTTCGAAGATAGTCTTTAAGTTCCACACATTACAACCACATGGACATATGGTAGTGGCTCTACCCCTAATGTCCATAGCGGATTTGTAATCGGGCTTAAGTTCTGTAATATGTTTAGGTTTAATTAGTAGTACCCTTCTTTAGTCCAGAACTTCCACGCTTCACAAGGGGTGTGATACCTGTTATAGATATAAGATAATCCTCTATCTATCTGCTTAGGCGCAGGAGTTTTGGGGTCAAGCCCTAATAGTTGTGGAATACCTCCAGCATTCTTGCCCATTACTTTAACTTTATTGTATGCGTTGGGTCTCCAATTGCTTTCTCTAGTCCACAACTTATTAAGGCATGACCATTGTTTATATTTCCACTCGTATAACTTATCCTGAGCATAAGCCTTGCTGTCCATAACTGTCCAACTTTTGGATACATCTCCGTTAGTTGGAGTAGGCTCGCCAGTTTTGGCAGCAAGCACAACGCCCAGCACAAGTGATATCCCCATGCCGAGTAGAAATATAAATACTTTTCTCACATCAAACCTTTTCTTCTTTCGTCTATTCGTATTCATTATCGAATAGACCTTCTAAGTTTTCTCTGTCGCTAGATAATTCCTCGTATGTAATGAATACCAAGTCGTCAAGTTCTCTGATAAGTGTACTTACTTTATCAGTAGACCAACCTGCTACCATATCATTAGTGATTACCCCTTGCCAGACTATATCACTATCCACTTATTCCCCTCTCTCTCATAGTTTTCCTTACCTTGTTTGCGAAGTTAACCTTGTTGGCATACTCCGCTTTCTTCATGCTTCTACCAAGTTTAAGTAATCTCTCACCTGGCATAGTGCCACCATATATACCATAGTATATCTGTGTACCACGCATACCAAGTTCTAAGCAATTAACTTTAGCAGGACAATTACTACATATAGATAAGGCAGCAACAGCCTTGTCTACTTCTGCTTGTGCTCTCTGCCTTTGCTCTCTTGTGTTAACCCACCTCTCGCCAAACTCTTTCTCGGCTTCACCACCGAACCATAAGTCAGGGTCATCATGGTTAACACATAACCCATTACTAACATCTAGGTCTAGGTCATTAAACAGATAGCCAAATACGCTATTCTTTAGACCAGTACCAAACGCACCTGCCATTAGTTATGTATCCCATGAGTAAAGCAGATAGCCTGAACTGCCATTTGTAGTTCTGACTTCATCTCTTTCAACTCTTCATCTGAAAGATGTTGAGCGTCAGCCTTTCGTATGAAGCAAGTCCATATGTAATCGTTCTCTAACATGGTATCCTCTCTATATTATGGACGGAATACTACTGAAGTGTATCCGTCAAGTCGTGAGTGCTTAGCAATTAAGCCTTTCTCACCAGTCAAATGTTGATACTTGCCATTACCTAGCGATACCCATACTGACTTAGGCTTGAACCTAGACTGATTAGGTAGTGCTTTAAGTACTGTGCCTCTTGGTTCATATCCATTAGCGTCCTCTAAGTCAAACTGAATTGTTGCCAACTCATCTGATAGGTCTGCTAGTGTTAGCGATATGCTAGCCAAGTAGTTCTCTATTTGTTCTGCTGTCGTGGTTGTCATACTTTACCTTTCATTAGTTATCCTCTTGGCAATTTACCAAGTGGTGTCTGTCGGTATCGGTAGTAATTATATCACTACCAATTCTAGAAGTCAAGTGGTTCTTTCGTGTACCACTTGTTGCTTAGGTATCCATACTCCTGACCTATCTCCTTCTTATGATTAGGGTGATAGCATAAGCAGTCTAAGAAGTTCACTTCGCAGTCGAAGCAAGCCTCACACATCTGACAATAATATTCGTTCTCCCATAAGTCTACTATTGACTCGCAACTAGGACACTCGAACTTGTTCTCCTCATATAGAGAAGGGTTGAAGTGGTCGTCCATTGACACAATATCGTACACGCTAGGCTCACCATAGGTATGATTATAGATGGTAGTGCGTGGCGTGGATACGATAGGCTTGTGAGAGTTATTACTCCACCACACACCATTGTCGTCCCAACTGCCTAAGTTCTCGTTGATAATATAAATCTTGTACTGTGCGCTAGGGTCATTAGTCATGACGGCAACCTTGCTACCACTAGCCCATGAACTAATCATATCATATACATAGTCGTCATCTAAAGCGGACACGCCACCTAGTCTAGGCAATAACTCCTCTGCCATAATCCTAGTGTCGCTACGCTTATCACCTTTAGGTATATGAATATCTAACACACCATTGTGCGCTAAGTAAGTATCATGCTCACCCACTACCTTGAAGGGGTGGCAATTAAGTTCGTTCTTTACTCCATGAGTAGCATACCTAGCGTGCCACATAGCATAGCCATTAGGATATTGCTCGCGCAATTCTAAGAACCTAGCGATAGACTTCTTAGCGGACATACTGCGTTCTGATATAATACCAGTACCAGTATCTATCGCAAAGCCAAAGCCATGTGGGTTCTTACACGCACCAGTAGTAAGTTCATCTTTACTGGGTGTGGAATTAGGATTACACACTACTAATAGACACATACATCTCCTCTCTTACGCATTGACTAACTCATTACTGTTGATACTTAATGAGCGTACTTTGGACATACGCTCATATAAGTCTGGGTAGTAGCCATTGTTGGCTTCTACATAATCATAGAACCACTCCCAACCTAGCATACCTATCTTTACATCTGATAGATTTAGGTTGCGAGTATATTCTATACTAGCGTGTGCTAATTGTATAGCACTACGAACACCACTAGGCTTAGTAGTTCCCCTAAAGAACCTAAGTTCTAGCGTGTGGTCGTTGCGTGTATTTATAGCAGAGTGCCTCTCGGTGTTCACCCCTCTAGGGTCAGCCACCTTGTCGGCTAGTGTAAAGTATGGTCTATCGTACTCATCATACTTGTACACATCATTGAACTTTGCGTAGTCTGACTTACGACCAGCAAATCTCATCATATCAGGCGCGTTCTTGTACACTAGTGCCAACCACCTATGTACATGTGCGCCACTCTTAAACCCTTCTCGACTTACATGTATATGTAGTCCGCAACTCTTAGCGTCCCATGCCCTTGCTTCTTGGTGTTCTCTTAGATAGTCTAAGGTCTTATCGAATAGTGGGAAGTCAGACCAACTACTAAAGGATATAGGGTGAGATACTAACTCAAAGCCACGATAGCCACCTTGACCTATACTGCTATCCTGCTTCATATAGAACCACTCGCCTATATTTTCTGCTACATATCTAGCACTACTCGCTAGGTCGCCTGACCTAATCTCCATTTCCAATTCTATCCCAAAGTATAGGTTGTTCTTATCTTGACCTATAAACTTAGGGTCTGGCTTGTATGAGTAGTCGTAGATAAGGTTAGTCCTACCACCACTACCGCAACCCTCACACTCATTAGCATAGTATTGGTCGCACTCATCACAATAAGAACCATTGTCCTCATAACAACCCTCGCACCAATACTCACCCCTATCCTCGATATTGTACAGGCTCTCGTTCTCAGAATAGGTACAACTACATCTCTCGCAATAGTTAGTGTGGTTCTCCCAACAACTTTCACAATAATCACCGACACCCTCTACATAGTGGGTGTTATCATTGTGGCAATACTCCTCACAATAATTACACCATGCTCGGCAACTCTCGCATAGTAGGTCATCACCTACCAGCATGAAGTCGTCCTCGCTAGTAGATGTATAACTACATGTACCGCAACCATACTCGGTAGGTTCGTCATCATCTATCGGCATATCAACTCCTTACTTAATCGGTAGTTCTAATTCTATCATTATATCATTAACCTTGCTTCTTAGCAAATTGGTAGCCATAGCCATACTCTTAAAGTCTGACTTAGTGTACCAATTCTCTTGAGTTCTTAAGGACTTGCGTATAAGTTCTAAGTCGTCCTTAGTAATCTCAATTACTACATTGTCCGACATTAGCGACCCCTATATTCTAGGCGACCTTGTAATCTATTAACCCTAGCAACTAGGGCTATGATAGTCAAGGTCTGAACCGCTACTAGTATCTCTAATAGCATTACCTTATCCTTTCGACTTGTCCTTATCGCAAGGACACCATGCGCCTAGATTTAGTTTGCCACACTTAGGGCAGTACCAAAATCTATTCTTTAATGGGTCGCTTTCGCTCACCATAGTATCCTTTCGATATGGCATAAGTATATCTTACTTATGGCAATAAGTCAAGTCGCCTCGACTTATGGCGTGTCGCAGTAGGGTATCGAACCCTAGAGAACCCGAACCTATCGGCTACGACTATCGGCTAGTTATATTCGCCGACTAATTTACGATAATTCTGCGCTTGTTCTGCCTCGAATTGTCGTCTGCGCTCATCAAGCGCAATTTTACGCAACTCATCATTAGTTAGTGGCTTAGGGGTAGCAGGGCTTACGACTTGCGCGACCTTACGGCTACGCTTAGCCAATTTAACCGCAGGGCTATCCTCGATAGCCACGATTATATTGCCCGACTTATCACGCACCACTAGATTACTAAACCGCCTACTGCGTGAACCTTTCCACGCCTTAGACACCCTAACATCTCTCGGTGGGGTGATAATACTACCGCTAACCCCATAAGGGTTATACGGCATTACTATATCCTTTCACTAGGGGATTAAGTAGTTAAGTAGTAAGTAGAGTCGTGATACCATAGGCGACCTACTGCTACTAGTATCTAATCAAGC